ACCGCCGAGACGATCGCCGAGCTCAACACGCACCGCGACGCGAAGACCGTCCAGGTGCGGATCAATTCCGTCGGCGGTGACGCCTTCGGTGGAGTCGCGATGTACAACGCGCTCCAGGATCACCCCGGCGAGGTGACGTGCCTCATCGAGGGCCTCGCGGCGAGCGCCGCGTCCCTCGTCGCCATGGCGGGCAAGACCGTCATGGGCAAGGGCACGATGATGATGATCCACTCGCCGTCGACGTTCGCGATGGGCAACGCCGGCGAGCTGCGCAAGACCGCCGACGTGCTCGACAAGGTGCAGACGGCGCTGTGCGACATCTACAGCGCGAAGACCGGCAAGAGCGTCGAGGACTGCTCGAAGATGCTCGACGCCGAGACCTGGATGACCGCCGACGAGGCGGTGGAGAAGGGATTCGCCGACGAGGTCGCCGACCACGCGGCCGACGGCGACCCCGACTTCGACGATCCGAACGAGGGCACCGACGAGGACGACGACGACGACGGTCCGGAGATGCGCGGCGAAGCCGTGATCTGGAACGGCGTGGAGTTCCCGCGCACCGCGCTCGCCGAGCGCATCGTCGCGATGGCGAAGCCGCGCGCCCCGAAGCCGGTGGCGGTCGAGCCGGAGCCCGAGCCCGCCTCGACGCCGATCCTCGCGCTCGTTCCGGCGCCGGTGCTCGCGCCGCTCACCCGCGCAGAGATCGCCAACCGCGCGCCCGAGCTGCTCGCCGAGATCCTCGAGGAGGGCCGTCTCGCCGGCGTTGTCGCCGAGCGCGCTCGCCACCTGGCGATCGACGAGCTCGACGTGCGTGGCGCCGATGACCTGGTGACCGCGGCCAAGTACGGCGCGAACCCGACCGACGCAGCCCAGCTCGCCGTCGCCGTGGTGAAGGCGCAGAAGGGCGCAGGCGCCGAGTTGCTCGCGGCGCGCCGCCTCGAGTCGGCCCCGCTCGCCAAGGTGGCGCCGGGCGTGGTCGAAAATTCGGACAAGGCCGCCGAGGCGCGGCTGATCAACCTCATGACCGTCGGCGGCGACACGACCCGAGGAGGGAAGCGATGAGCTCCAAAGACGAAGGCAGCAGCGCGTTCGACAATCTGATCGCGGGGACGCAGAAGAACCTCGTCACCGAGCCGGCGACGATCGGTCTCTCGCAGGCGTTCTCGCGCGGCCAGATCCTCGGCCGCGTCACCGCCACCGGCAAGTGGAAGGTGCTCGACGAGGACAGCGTCGCCTCCTTCAACCGCTTCGGCATCGCCACCCAGGCGATCGACACGACCCTCGGCGAGACGGTCACCGACGTCTTCGTCGAGGGCGAGTTCTCGGACAACGGCGTGATCTTCGCCTATTCCGACATCGTCGCGGATTGGTCCGAGCTGCTCGAGGCGCAGGGCATCTACCTGCGCGCCACCATCTCGACGGCTGGCGTCTAACCGGGGCCGCGCCCCACCTACGAGGAGCCCAGGATGAGCATCGACATTTTCTCCCCCCGTGCGATGGCCCAGGCGCTGTTGCAGATGAAGCCGCCGCGCACGTTTCTGCGGCAGCTCATGATCCGCCGCGACGAGATGTATACGACCGAGACCGTCGACGTCGACATCAAGGTCGGCGCTCGCCGCCTCGCGCCGTTCATCAACCCCAACGTGGGGCCCGGCAAGGTGATGGACCGGATCGGGTTCTCGACCCGCTCCTACAAGCCGCCGATGGTCGCGCCGAAGCGGCCGATCACGGTGAGCGACGTCATGGATCGCCGCGCCGTCGGCGAGAACATCTACTCGACGCAGACCCCCGACGAGCGCATGGCCCTGCTCCTCGGCCAGGACCTCGCCGAGATCGACGAGGACATCACCCGCCGCGAGGAATGGGAGTGCGCGCAGGCGGCGTTCAACACCGGCACCTTCGGTGGGGTGCCCGGCACCGCGCTGGTGGTCACGGGCGATGACGTCTCCGACACCATCGTCTTCCCGCGCAGCGCCGAGCTGCTCGACGCCGTGCCGGGGGCCGCGCCGAACGGGCTCGGCACCGCCGCGCCGACCTCGACGAAGCTCACCGCGGCGCGCTGCTGGGATCAGACCACGGCGGACATCCCGGTGCAGTTCCGCCAGATGCGCCGGCTCTTCCAGAAGAAGACCGGTCTTTCGCCCGACTTCCTCCTCATGGGCGAGTTGGCGGCCGATGCTCTCATCAGCGCGCCGTCGCTGTCGGGCCTCAGCGGCTTCCTCAACACCCGTCGCCTCGACCTCGGGCTCATCAGCCCCGAGCTGCGCGAGGGCGGGGCCACCTACTACGGCCAGTTCGCCGGCACCGGCGTCGACATCTGGGGCTACGACGAGTGGTTCATCGACCCCGCCGACGGCGTCGAGAAGCCGATGGTGCCGCCGAAGATGGTGCTGATGGGCAGCTCGAAGAGCTACACCGTCATGCGCTACGGCGCGGTGGGCGTCTCGAGCGGCCTTGACGGCCAGGCGCAGCTGGCGCTCGTGTCCGGGCGTCGCATCCCCGAGAGCTGGGTCAACAAGGAGCCGGCCGTCCGTTTCCTGAAAGTGTCGGCCCGTCCCCTCGTGGTGCCGGTGCAGAACGACGCCTACATCACCTGCCAGGTCCTCGCGTAGCTCGATGGACCTGCACGAACAGGCCACCGCCGATCTCGCGACGATGCACAACGTCGCGGAGTTCGCAGACGCGCTCAGCATCAACGGCGCGCCGGCGGTGCCCTGCATCCTCGACGACGAGCTCGCGCCCACTCCGCACGAAGGTGTGCGCGAGTGGGACGCGACGCTCTACGTCCGCGCCTCCGATCTCCTCGAGCGCCCGGTGATCGACCAGCGGCTCGAGCTCGTCGGCGACCGCAGCGGCACCAGGTCGGCGACGGTGGTGCACTCCAACACGACGCACGGCGAGCACGTCATCCGCCTGAAGTGGTTCGAGTCGTGATCACCGCCGAGGTGCAGATGGATCGCGCCGAGCGGATGCTCGAGGGGCTGCCCGGCGCGGCGAAGCGGGCGATGGCCCGCGCGCTCAACCGAGCGGCGACGGCGGGGCGTCAAGCGGCCGTCGCGGCCATCGTCGAGCGCTACGCCGTCAAGACCGGCGACGTGCGCTCGAAGATCACACTCACCAAGGCGACCGCGGAGGAGCTCGGCGTCTCCGTGGTGGCGCGGTCGGGCTCGCTCGCGCTCGGCTACTTCCCGCACACGCCCTCGCGCGCGGGCACTGGCGGCCCCGGCAAGCCGTCGCTCACCGCCGAGATCTTGCGCGGCGCCTCGAAGCCGTTCGGTGGCGCGTTCATCGCCACCATCAATGGCAAGCCCCGCATCATGGTCCGCACGGGCGGAAAGACGGCGACCGGAAAGTCGGCGATCGCCTCCGTCTACACGGTGCCGATCGCCAGCATGCTCGGCGCGGAGTCGGTGCGCGCCGCCGTCGAGGAGCGCGCGCTCGCGGTGCTCGACGAGCGCCTCGACCACGAGATCGACCGCGAGCTGGAGAAACGCTCGTGAGCGATCCGACCCGCCTCGAGGCGGCCTCCTACAAGAGCGTCGGGCCCGGCACGCTCCAGGGCCTGCAGGTGGCGCTCATGGCGCGCATGGCTCTCGTCGCGGCGGCCTTCTGGACGCTCGAGACGAAGGTCACCGGCACCGAGCGCGCGCCACAGGTGATCGACAGCCAGCTGCCGCCGATGGCGACGCCCGAGGCCCAGCGCTTCCCGTTCATCGTGGTGCGTCTCCGGTCGGGCGCAGACTCGCCGCAGGCCGGCGACCAGCACGCGACCGCCAAGGCGGAGCTCGTGCTCGGCACGTACAGCGACAGCGATACCGGCAACGCGGACCTGCGGCAGCTCATCGACGCGATCCGCCTCTCCCTCGATGCGCAGCCAATCCTCGAGGGGACCGGCTTCGAGCACTCGGGCCCGCTCGAGTGGGATCTACCCGACGAGCAGCCGCGACCGCTCTGGCTCGGGGTCGTGACCACCAACTGGACGCTTCCCCGGCCGCGCCGGGTGGATGCGCCGGACCCAACGGAGGACGGCAAATGGATCACGGCGTAAAGATCAGCGAAATCCCGACCGGCGTGGTGCCCCCGGTCCGTCTCACCGCAGGCCTCTCGGTCTACGTCGGCGTAGCGCCGATCAACATCGTCGACGAGACGGCGGTGAACAAGCCGATCGTCCTCTTCAACCTCGCCGATGCCGTCGAGAAGATCGGCTATCTCGAGGGCCTCGACTGGTCGAAGTGGACGCTGATGGAGGCGGTGAAGGCCCATTTCATCGCATACGGCGTCGGCCCGATCGTGGTCATCAACGTCATCGACCCGAAGCACGCCGCGCACGTCGGTCACATCATCACCGAGCCTCTCATTCTCGGCGCGGATGGCACCGCGACGGTCGACGTCTACGGCTCGAGCACGCCGAAGTTCGGCGTCATCGCGAGCACGGTGGTGGTGAAGGTCGCCGGCGTGACGAAGGCGCTCGGCACCGACTACACGCTCGCCTTCGACGACAACGGCTTCCTCGTGATCTCGCGCGTCACCACCGGGACCATCGCGGCCCTCGCCACCATCGGCGTCACCTGCGACTACCTCGACCCGTCGGGCGTCGTCGCCAACGACGTGATCGGCGGCTTTTCCGGCGGCCACTACACCGGCATCCAGGCCATCGAGCAGGTCTACCCGCGGCTCCGCCTGGTGCCCGGCTTCCTGCTCGCGCCGACGTGGAGCGAGACGCCGACGGTGGCGGCAGCGCTCATCACCAAGGCGAGCTCGATCAACGGGAGCTTCCGCGCCGAGGCGCTCCTCGACCTCTCGACCGATCCGGCGGTGATCGGCGACTCGTCGCTGGCGCCGGCCTGGAAGAGCACCAACGGATACGACAAGGTCGACGGCGTCCCCTGCTGGCCGCTCGTGAAGAACGGCAGCGACGAGTACCACGGCTCGACGGTGGTGGCGTGCGTCGCCAACATCACCGACAACGCCCACGACGGCATCCCCTACGCGAGCCCGAGCAACAAGCCGCTCGTGGGGACCTCGGCCGTGCTCAACGACGGCACCGAGGTCCTGCTCACCAAGCCCGAAGCGAACAACCTGAACGCGCAGGGCATCCTCACCTTCCTGAACGGCTTCAACGGCTGGCGCACCTGGGGCAACCGCACGGGCGGCTACCCCGGCACCACCGACCCCAAGGACGCGTTCATCCCGATCCGGCGCATGTTCAACTGGATCGAGAACACCATCATCCTCACCGTCGACCGCGACGTCGACGAGCCGGGCAACAAGCGCCTGATCCAGGGCGTGGTCGGCACCATCGGCGCCTTCTTCAACGGGCTGATCGCGCAGGGCGCGCTCGTCGACGGCAAGATCGAATTCCGCGCCGACGAGAACCCGCTGGTCGATCTCAGCGACGGGATCATCCGGTTCCACAACACGCTGGCGCCGCCGTCGCCGGCCGAGTCGATCGAGTTCATCACCGAGTACAACCCGGCGCTGCTCGCCGCGCTCTTCACGTAAGAGGAGGCCACCGTGCTGATCCCCGAGAGGCTCTCCAACTTCCGCTGCTACGCCGGCAAGACGTCGCTCGAGCAGTTCGGGCTCTCCGACATCGAGCTGCCGAAGTTCGAATCGCTCACCGAGAACATCGCCGGCGCCGGCATCGCGGGCGAGTACGAGTCGGTGGTGCTCGGCCACTTCAAGTCGATGGTGGTGAAGCTCAAATGGCTCGCGGTGAACGCGGCCGGCGTGCTGCTCCTCCAGCCGGTCGTGCAGGACTTCGATTTTCGCGGCTCGGTGCAGATGCAGGACACGTCGCTTCGCGCGCTCGTGACGAAGCCGGTGCGCGTCACCTGCAGCGGCCAGGTCAAGGGCATGAGCCTCGGCAAGTTCGAGCCGGGCAAGCGCATGGACAACGACGTCGACATCGAGGTCGGGGCGATCAGCGTCTTCGTCGACGACATCGCGCTCGTCGAGCTCGACAAGTTCAACATGATCTTCAAGGTCAACGGCTTCGACTACCTGCGATCCGTCCGCCAGGACCTGGGCGGGATCTAATGGACGTTCGGATCTCGAAGCCGCTCGTCTTCGACGGCAAGACCTATTCGAAGAAGGTGGTGGTCGCCGAGGCGATCGCCGCCACCGACACCACGCCGGCGCGCGCGGAAGAGGCGATCTACAGCCTCTCGCTCGACCTCGAGTCGCTCACCGGCAACGACTACCTCTTCTGCGAGCGGGAGGCGCTCGCCGAGACGGCGAACGTCCCGGCGCTCGATCCGCGTCTCTCGGCCACCTTTCAGGCGCAGATCGCGTCGGCGGCGTCGAAGGTGCCGAGCGGCGCGCTTCGAAGCCTGCCCGCGCGCGACTACGGCGCCATCGTCACGGCGGTGCGGGATTTTTTTCTCGGGCTGGAGTAGCGCCATTCCTCGCCGCGCAGCGCGTACGGGTCGCTGCGGGGAGGCTCTCCTCG